GGCGTGGAAACGGCTGTGTTTAAACTAAAGAAGAAACTGGTCGAAGCACTGTACCCGGATGTCACTATTGAGATCGTGAAGAATCCTCGGTTCTTTGTGATTCCTGATTTAGTTGACACAAAGTAGAAAATCATTGTAGAATCCAATCTCATTTAAATTAATTTGGAGATAACAATGAAAGAAGAAATAGAAATCAAATGGTCTAAAAAAGAGGTTGTTGAACGACCTATACTTTGCCTCGGATCACCCAAAGGAGGGTTCAAGGTGAGAGAGCCAATTGGAGGTACATATAAAGTTGATGTGTATCACTGGGAAGATTACAGACTTGAGAAAGAACTGAAAGGCGCAGACAGAACATATCATATAGCCAAAGGCAAATTATATCTTTGTGATGAATATTCTGGCAAGCCACAGGTTAAGTGGTTCTTCAAAAAGAATGAAGCAACCCGACACCTAAAGTACATTTTAGAAAATGATCTTATGAATAGAGATATTTGGGCCAACCCTGAAGATGGATTCATATGGGGCTTGATGGCATAACCATTTAATAACCGAACGTTCCACGTGGAACATTATGTTCCAGGTGGAACATCTTTAGGGTTTTTTGCTTCTTCTCTGGAAATCAACATGTCTAAGTAGAACCTAGCTTTCTTATAATCCTCAAGTGTCTTGCCCTTGTGTGGGGCACGCCAAATGTATTTAAAGATTTGTCCCTTGAGGTAGCCGACAAACTCAGAGGCACTCAGAGCCGATGCAATGGCATCGAGCGCTTCTATGCCCCCCTGAGTGTAGTGTGGTGGATGATTGACTGGATCGTTTTTATCAGTCATGGCAGAAACAACTCCTTCCATCGTCATCGAACATTGATATTTGCTTTGCATCGAGTCGTGCCATTTCAACCAAGTCGGTATAACTGCGTGACTTGTTAAAAGTTGCGGTACTGACCTTCTTATTTTCGTATTCTGTTCCTTTGTTTAATTTTGCTATTCTTTGTTCTTGCTCAATCCACCAATCGGCTAAATCTGGTCGTTCTTTTATAATCTGTATCAATGTTCTTGTGCCTTTCAAAAAACACAAATCACAATTACCTGCTTGGGTTTTACCATTGTGGTTTGGTAGGCCTAAATCAAACTCATGGTTTTCCCAAAATCTAGATACGTCTTCTACCATAATTTTGTAATCATACAAAGGGACCAAAGATGTCCATTTGTTTTTGCCTGTTTCGTTTTGTTTTCTTTGTTTGGCAACCCTCGATGGCTCGTCGTATCTTAGGCCAACAACATTCGCCCACTCTTTATAACCTTTGGCTCGCATAAATCGATTCATTACTTCAATCTTCATCTTAATCGTGCACAGCCTAGCCACCACGTTTGGCAACATTTTCTTTCTTCCTATCAATGCCTCAAACGGTTCTCCATTTCTACTGGCTGTTTCATAGGTGACTTCTTTGGTGCGATAAATGGGCCGCTCTTCAAACACTTCGAGTTCCAACCAATGCACTTTAACGCCCCACTTGGTTGAGCACTCATGAATAAAGTCCAATGTCTCTGGCATTTCTTTGCCTGTGTTTGCAAAAGTCACATGCACATCATCAGGCAATGTCCAGTCGTAAGACTCAAGAATTTTGTAAAGCATGTAACCCGATGTTCGGCCACCACTAAAACTAATCAAGGTTGGGCAACCAAACTTCTCAGGTAAAAATATCTGTTCTTCATTGGGTTCAGACATTTTCTGTCAGTTCCTCTAATCGTGTGTCCACTCCAAACTCTTCTCTGAATCTTAACAGTTTTTTCATTACATCAGAATCGTAATCTACTTTTGAGAGCTCTCGCATCTCGGCACTGGTAAAGCTGTTCATAGCAGCTTTTGATTTGGGTGCGTTGGTAATGGATCTTTTGCCTTTTATGTAAGTCACATCGTCTTTGCCTTCGCTTTCAATGGGAAGGTTAACCAGAGCCGGCAACCAAATGTGGTCATCGCAATGGTTTCGTTGTGCTTCCTCGTCCAACATTGTGTTCTTTTTGTTGCATCGCCAACCGCCGTCACCTTCCATGACTGGCTCACTGAACTTGCAGTTTCTACAATTCACATCATCGGGCAGTCTCTCCAGGTTATATATGGCCTGTTCTTTTGGCGACATAAACTTCTTAATTCGATAATCGGTGGGTGAATATGGAGACTCTGGCGGTTCCGTTGCCGTAATAATTTTACTGGCTTTACTGGTCATCTCCTCTAAAACACCCTCTCTGACTTCCACAACCTCCGTATAAAGCGATGAATCGTTTTTGTTGTATACAACCACCAAAGCACGCTTCAAGTTAAATGAAGCCATATAACACTGAATTTGTGTGGCGTAGTTAAAAGACCATTGTTCGTAGCTTTCTCCTTGTTGCAGTTCATTGAACCGACTGTTGTTGGCAGATTTGACTTCCAGAAGCATCACTTCCTCTGGTTTCTCTGGGTCAACATTCTTAACAACGCCGTCTGTGGACCCTCCCAAATGCCCGGCTAAATAGGAACATCGATATTGTTTGCCGTTCTTATCCAACGCCGATACTTTGATAGCGCTTTTCTTCAATGCATCCACAACCTGGTCTTCAATGCGATTGCCCAGATCAAACAGACGCAGTATTCTGCCATTGTCAATCAGCGGAAACGACCATCTAAACATGAGCCACAGCTTTCTGGGGTTGTCCCCAATAATGCTCATGCCCATGTGCATACGGTGTTTTTGTCCTGCCTGTTCTGCTTTATCAAATTCTTCTACTATGTTCATAAGGTTATTCTCCTTTCTCCTGCATAAATTACTTTAATGTTCTCGTACTTGCCTTCTTTCTTGGTAAGGATGCCGTCGATGTGACTGAAAGCGCCTTTCTTGTTGATTAACTCAACGGCTTCGTTAACCGTCTTCGGTGGAAACAAATCCATTGTGATCTTCTTCCACTTGGATTTAGCAAACTGATCTGCCTTGGGATGGCCAAACATGAAAGGCAATTGGTATTGATTAAACATATCCTCGCATTCAAACACCACCTTGCAATAAAAGTTGCCGCCTTTGGAAGTAACCGAGTGAGCTGACACTCTGCTCACATTAAATATGTTTTCTTTCTTGTTTTTCTTCTCGTCCGACAACACATAGCCTTCGCCAGAAGAACCGCTCTTGGCTAGGCCAGGTGGTTTTCTTTCTGGTTGAAAGTGAAAAGACTGGGGCTTTGGAAACGTTTCACCGCATTCTCTACATTCCTTAAACGCTCTTGGGTTAACAGCAAAACAGCTCTCGCATATTTTAATCTTGGCTTGAGCACCCTCGTCTTCGGGTATGGCTTCATCCAAACAACCGTGGCGCTGCATATTCTCCCCATAGTCCAACATCAAACAATTGTCTTTCCCAGGGTATTGACGCATCCCTCGTCCACACATCTGAACATAAAGACCAAGACTTTGAGTCGGTCTTAGCAACGCCAAACAATCTGTGCGGGGCGCATCCCATCCTTCAGTCAACACGCCTACATTACATAGGGCATGTATTCTTCCGCTTTCAAAATGGTTTAGGATGCGCTCCCTTTCTTTTGTGGGGGTAGTGCCAGTGACGACCTCCGCTTTAATGCCTTGTTCTTTTAAAAACAAACACATTTTTTCAGCATGAAGAACTGACACACAAAAGAATACCGTTGCGGTTCGACCTTTCAGATAAGCTTTATCCATCCAGTCGTTGAATATTTCTAACATCAAAGGTTCATTGATCGCCAATGCTTCTAAATCGCCCTCTCTGTAATCACCGCCTTTAAACTTTAATCGTACCCCACTCGTATCAATCACTGCCTTGTTGTCAACGGCAAATGCAGACAAACGAGAAAGATATCCGTCTTGAACCAATTGAGGTATAGAAACCTGATAAGCAACCTCTTTAAAAAAATGATCGAGCTTGTCTCCATAGATATAACCTTGGCCCATTCTATATGGCGTAGCTGTTACGCCAATAATCCGACACGGTTTTTTCTCTCGCATTGCATCCAGTATCTTTCTGTATCTTGTGCTGGCGCCTGGTGCAACGTGGTGAGCCTCGTCAATAATAATGTAATCAACGCCTGGAACCGCATCCAAACGCTTCTGAGAAGCCAACGTGTCTCTGGATGCGACTAAAATTTGTGCGTCGGTGTCATAGCTTTTTAGTGAGGCTGCTAAGACACCGACAGGTGCGCTAGGCCACACCTTTAATAGTTTATCTTTGGCCTGTGAAACCAACTCTTGTCGATGGGCCAAGATCAAGAACCGCTTATTGCTAGAGCTCAACTCTTTAATCAAGTGTGAAAACACAATGGTCTTCCCGGCTGCCGTTGGTAAAACGAGCAATGGGTTATGGTCTATGGGCTTGGTTTGAAAATAATTTAATAAAGATCCAAGCGCCTCTTCTTGGTAGTATCTTAATTGCATCAGTGTATCGTCTCTTCGTCGTCCGGAGTCACATCTTTGTTGAGTGCTTCCTTAATTTTTCTCAGTGACATGTTTAATAAATTATATGCACTTTCTGGATTCGGTGCAGTAGATAATATGACATCAGGATGTATGAACACCAAGACTCTGGCGATGTTTTCTTCTGATATGCCACGCTCTTTCCACTCTTCGATTAAATTGTAGAAGTCATTGATCATGGCTTCTCCGGCTTTGATGCCGTCTTTAACCGACTGGCTTAATTCGTCGTCGTCTTTCACCAAGGCTCTCTTTTCCAGTCTTCTTCGTTGATTCTCTCAATAACAACTTCAGCTGTTTTTCTTGCTGTGTCATAGGTTAATGTGTTGGCGATTAATAACATGGCCAATTGTTTTACTTGGTATTCGTCCAGGTCAGAAGCCATTATGTCTTCAAACACTGTAAATACATCGTACGTTCCTTTAGATTCTTTCATTTTGGTTTCCTAGATAGATATGGCCTTTTGATAAACGAGAGGCCATAAAAACTCGTGATCGGAGGTGATCTATGCAAAAATTAATCCCAATCTTCGATTGCATTACCTGTTGCAGTTGGAACCGATTGCTCAGTTTTCTCTGC